CTGAGGTCAAAGAGCAAAAGTTAAAGGAATCTGAAGAAAAGATTGAAGAGGTGTCTAAGGGTTATTCAGATCTTATTCAGACCATAAAGGCCGAACAAAAGAAAGAAAAGAAATTCCTGGAATTATCAAACAAGATTTCTGTACTAAATCAAAAGATTTCTGAAAACCAGGCGACCATGAATCAATACACTAAATTGGTTGTCGAGATCCAGGGTGAAATTAAGTCTATGAGTAAGGTTGATGATCTTCAAGAAGAAAATGCAAAGTTAGAATATTTTTATGAAGAACTCCATAAGATAAAGAACGAGATTATTGGTAATATAGACCAGTCTCAGTATTATGATTTTGTTAGTAACTTGTTAAAAGATGGTGGTGTCAAGACGGTTATTATTAATAAATATCTTCCTTTGATCAATCAGAAGGTTAATGAATACCTGAGGATGATGGACCTGTACATTAATTTTACCTTGGACGGAGAGTTTAATGAGACAATCCTGACAAATACTTTTGAGAACTTTACTTATGGTAACTTCTCAGAAGGTCAAAAGCAGAGGATCAATCTGGCCCTTACTTTTGCCCTTATGTCGGTTGCCGCAATGAAGAATTCGGTTAATACGAATTTATTGATTCTTGATGAGATTCTTGATGGGTCAATGGATTCTGAAGGAATTTCCTTGTTTTTGAATATCATCAGACAAGAGATGAAGGATAAGAATATCTTTATGATTTCACATAGGGATAACTTGGACAGTAAGTTCGATGTCGTGGTTAATTTTGAGAAGAAAGGACATTTTACGTTTAAAACTAGAATTAGCTAAATACTTAATATTTTTAATAATTTAAAAATGGATTTTACCGTACTATCCCAATTAAACGAAGCCTATCGTCATGGTGTTTATACCGAAGAAACCCTTTCTGAAGAAGAACTAGTTAGTATTGAAGAATGGGTCGAGGTCCTTATCGAAGAAGGTTACGACCTTGATCAATATTCGGATGAAGAACTTTATTTGGCTTATTTGGAAACTCTTTCTGAGGCAAAAGCTGATGAAGGTCTAACTCCTCTTCAGAAAATTAGAAAAAGAAATAAAGAAGGAAATTTAGTAATGCCCGTTGGTGATCAAACTAGTGAACGTAGATCGTATCATAAAGCCGGAAGGGGAGAGAAAAAAGAAAGAGGTGATAAATATGATGTTGGATCTACTGTAGGAAAAGATACATGGGCCAGAGAAGCCGAAGTTAAAAAGCGTTATGGTTCTCATTATGATGAAACTGGAAGACGCGAAGGAAATGTAAGAGCAATTAAAAGTCAAAAAAAAGTTGGTGACCCTAAAGGCCTTCCAGAAGAACTAGACCTCTACGACATCGTTTCCGAGTATCTTGTATCAGAAGGTTTCTGTGATTCTTATGAGGACGCAGACGTTATTATGGCCAATATGTCTGAAGAGTGGAGGGAGAGTATCGTCAATAATCTTATTGAAGAGGGTTTTGTGAGTCCTTATAAGGCACCTCATGCTCACGGTAGATCCATGGATAATACTGGTAGACTATCTCCAGCAATGAAGGCCATGAAAAAGAGTGATGATCTTCAAAAGACTGAGCCTGGTTCAGAAAGACAAAAAATGCAAACCAGAAGGTCTGGTCAGCTCAACAGAATGTTCTCGGCTGCAAGAAACGCCTGAGTTAATGGACTCTGTAAACTTCCTCATAGAGAATAATTACGCAGATTTAGAAAAAGCAGCCTCTAAAATCTTAGAGGCTGCCTCTGATGAGTTTAAGGATTATATTCTTCAAGAAGTAAATAAACAATGGCTTAAAAAACAGGCAATTAATTTAACAAAAAAGGCCGCTAAAACTGCTGCAAAATCAAAACCAGCCCAAGCAGTAAAAAGATTCGTAAAATACACGGCTCTAGGTGCCCTGATCTCCTGACTACTTGACAAATTCCCCATTAACGTGCTAAAATCGGTTCTCTCCCACAAGAGAGCCGATTTTTTATTGTAATATTATGAGTAACGAACACTTTTGGAAATATAATGAGGACAGGATTCTCAAACAACTAGAAGAATATCTGAAAACTACATATAATCAACATTATGTTGATAGGTCTTCTGGGAGTAATGATCAAACAATAGATAAAATTAAGTATTCCCGAAGAGAAGGATTCTGCGCTGGAAATGTCACAAAATATATCGACAGATATGATTGCAAGGGAACTCCCCGAGCAGATCTCTTTAAGGTTCTACATTATACTATGCTTCTTATTAATCATCTTGACCTAATTGAAAATAAATGAAACTTTCACCAGAAACTCTTGCTCTTCTAAAGAACTTCGCATCAATCAGTCAATCAATTCATATTAAACCCGGAAATTCTCTAAAAACAGTCAAAGGATCCAGGGCCGTTTATGGAGAAGCAACCATCCCAGAGAAATTTGAAAAGGAATTTGGAATTTACAATCTCAATCAATTTCTCAATAGCTTTAATCTCTTAGATGATCCAGATCTAGATTTTTCTAGTGATAAGTACGTCGTTCTAAGTGAAGGAAAAAGAAAGATCAAGTATTTTTATGCAAGTCTTTCAACAATTCCAAATCTTCCAGACAAGCAAATCAAAATGCCTTCTCAGGACATTTGCTTCATTATGGAACAGGCCTTTCTTGATAAGATTGTAAAGGCCAGGCAGATTTATTCCTTGGATGACCTCTCGGTGGTTGGTGATGGAGAGACTATTCAATTGATCGTTCACGATAAAAAGAACGACACCTCAAATGAATATTCTATTGAAGTTGGATCAACCACCGAAAAGTTCTGTATGCACATCAAAAATGAGAATCTGCAGTTCTATCCAGGGTCTTATGATGTGGTGATTTCAAGGAAGGGTATTTCCAAGTTTATAAACAAAAAAATTCCATTGACATATTGGGTTGCAATGGAGCCTGATTCCACCTTTGAGTAATTTATTATGAGTAATTTCCTTTTTGTCGAAAAATACGCTTCTAAAAATGTGGAGGAATGTGTTCTTCCACAATCTATTAAAAAAGTCTTTCTTGAGATCGAACAATCAGGAAATGTTCCGAACATGATTCTTTCTGGTCCGCCAGGAATTGGAAAAACAAATGTAATTAAGGCTCTTGCAAAAAGTCTTGACCGAGACTTTTTGATTATTAATGGCTCTGATGAAAGATCCATCGATGTGATTCGTAATAAGGTCAAGAATTACGCCTCTACGGTTTCACTCTGTTCTTCTGGAAAGAAGATTCTTCTGATTGACGAGGGAGATAATCTGACCAATGATTCTCAACTGGCTCTCAGGGCCATTATTGAGGATCTACAGTCTAATTGTTCCTTTGTGTTTACCTGTAATTATAAAAACCGAATTGACCCGGCCCTGCAATCAAGATGCCCGGTAATTGATTTCACAATTCCTTCAAAAGAAAGGCCTGCTCTAGCCAAGCAGTTTAATGATCGAATTCTTTATATCCTAGATCAAGAAGGAATTAAATGTGAAGATGATAAGATTATTGTCAAACTTCTGATTAAACATTTTCCAGATTTTAGACGAGTTCTGAATGTCCTTCAGAAATATTCTAATTCTGGTGTGATTGATTCTTCTGTTCTGGCCCAGTCTTCTGATGTCAAGATTTCTGATCTTTATAAGTATCTTAAAGAGAAAAACTTTACAGAAACTCGAAAGTGGGTGATTAATAACCTAGACAGTGATCCAAATGTTATCCTAAGAAAGGTCTTTGATGGTCTAGAGAATGTTATGCCCAAGCCTTCAATTCCACAGGCCATTTTGATTATTCATGATCATATGAGTAAGAATGTTGTGGATAATGAAATTAATCTGATTGCCTGTTTTATTAAATTGATGGTCGAGTGTGAATGGAATTAAAAGACTGGCTGAATTCAATTTATTTTAGCAAGAAAAACTTATTAGAAGAGGTTGATAATCCCAATCAATATCCAGCCTTTATTGTCAATCGAATGTTATCAGGAAATATCGATACGGCTCTTTTTGCAAGTGAGCTGAATGAAAGGTTCACGATGGACAAGGAAATGCAATACAAGTTTCTTCTTTATGCAGTTCCTAAAAGAAAAAGATTTTCTAATTATTTAAAAAAGAATTCATTAGAAGATCTAGAATTAGTTAAGTCTTATTATGGTTATAATAATGAAAAGGCAATCGAGGCATTGAAACTATTATCCAAAGAACAGATTGATTATATCAAAGAGAAGTTAAATGTTGGTGGGATCTAAATAGTTAATAATTTACTATTTAAAAATGGACCCCAAAATTTTAATGCAGATAAACGAAATTTATCGCAACGAGGTTTATGCCGAGGAAACTCTTTCTGAGGCAAAAGCTGATGAAGGTCTAACTCCTCTTCAGAAAATTAGAAAAAGGAATAAAGAAGGAAATTTAGTAATGCCTGTTGGCGATCAAACTAGTGAACGTAGATCGTATCATAAAGCCGGAAGGGGAGAGAAAAAAGAAA